GCTTCCGAGAAATTGAAGTCGATGGTGTTATGCGACGAGAGCTTCGAATCTTTGACTTGAAGACTGGTGTCTCGAAAGCGTCATTCGATCAGCTTTTGATTTACTCCGGATTCTTCATGCTCGAGTATGACATGCTCCCGGGCGACCTGGACTTTGTCGAGTTCCGCATCTATCAGAATGACAGCTTTGAAGCGTGGTCACCTCAGATCGAAGACCTCGCCTACGTGCTCGACCGCATCAAGACTAGCGATCGCATTCTTGAAGAGATGTTCTCAGAACTTATCGACTAAGAAAGGAGTAATCCCATGAGCAAAGAAATGACAGATTCCCACTTTCTTCGACATGAAGGTGTTCTGCGCAAATCGGGCCGTTACCCCTGGGGCAGCGGTGAGAATCCCGAGCAGCGAGCTCGTTCCTTCAAGAAACATCTGGAAGACCTCCAGAAGCAAGGGATGACCCCCACCCAGATTGCAGACGCATTCTCTGGCGTGGATGCTGATGGTAAAGAGTACCGGATGAACACGACTCAGCTTCGTGCTCTTACCTCCATCTCCAACGAACAGATCAAACGTGCCGATATGCGAGAAGCCGTAAAGCTGAAAGATGCTGGTCTCTCGAATGTCGCCATTGGTCGTGAAATGGGTCGTAACGAGTCCTCTGTTCGAGCGCTTCTTGCTGCGAATGAAAAAGACGACAAAGATGCGATCCAGGCAACTGCTGATATTGTTCGGAAACAGGTGGACGAGAAAACCTACGTCGACTTTGGAGCCGGGACCGCAAACCATCTCGGCGTTAGTAATGAACGCCTCGGCACTGCCATTGCAGTGCTGAAAGAAGAGGGTTATAAGGTCCACTACATCAAAACCGAGCAGATGGGTACTGGTAAGTTCACTAGCCTGAAAGTTCTGACTCCGCCAGACACCCCATGGTCTGACGTCGTCAAAAACAAGGAAAAGATCGTACCCCTGCTTGGTGATTCCGATGATAATGGTCGATCCTTCCATAATCTCGGAATGTTGCCTCCTCTGAATGTCGATCTCAAAAGGGTTGGCGTTCGGTACGCTGAAGAAGGCGGTGCGGCCAAAGATGGCGTTATTGAGATCCGCCCAGGCGTAAAAGACCTCGATATGGGTAATGCTCGATACGCCCAGGTTCGAATTGGCGTAAATGGGACTCACTATCTAAAGGGAATGGCTGTTTACAACCACGACCTTCCAGATGGCGTTGATATGGTGTTTAACACCAATAAATCCGACAAAGGCGACAAACTAGCCGCCATGAAGGAAATGAAGCGCAATAAGGAAACCGGTGAGCTCGACGAAAACCCGTTTGCCTCTGCAGTCAAGCAAATCACAAAACGGAATCCGGATGGATCGGAAACGGTCGTTTCGGCTCTAAACATCGTAAATGAGGAAGGTGACTGGACTAAGTGGTCTAGTAAACTCTCCTCGCAGATGATGTCAAAGCAGAGCCCCGTACTTGCCAAGAAACAGTTGGATGAAAGCTTCGCACTCAAGAAGCAGGAATACGACGAAATCATGGCCCTCACAAATCCGGTTGTGAAAAGGACCCTTCTCGAAAAGTTCGCTGATGGCTCAGATTCGTCTGCAGTCCATCTAAAAGCTGCTGGCTTGCCACGTACGGCCAACCATGTGATCTTGCCGATCAACAGTCTCAAAGATACGGAAGTCTACGCGCCCAAATATAGGGATGGCGAGAAAGTCGTACTCATTCGTCACCCTCATGGTGGCACATTTGAGATTCCTGAGTTGACGGTCAATAACAAGAACCGTGAAGCAAACAGCATCATCAAGCAAGCTCGTGACGCAATCGGCATTAATGCCAAGGTAGCAGAACAGCTTTCTGGTGCAGACTTTGATGGGGACACCGTTCTGGTAATCCCTAATCCTCAATCTGGACCAAACAGGGTTCGAGTCTCAGCCCCTTTGAAAGAGCTTAAAGACTTCGACCCTAAGAAGTTGTACTCCCTGCCGGACGACGCCCCTAGGATGTCGGCTAAAGCTAAGGGTCAGCAGATGGGTGATGTGTCGAACCTGATTACGGACATGACTATTAAGGGTGCTCCCTTTAATGAGATTGCTCGTGCAGTTAAACACTCCATGGTTGTGATCGATGCTGAAAAGCACCACCTTGATTACAAGCAATCTGCTAAAGACAATGGTATTGCCGCTCTAAAGAAGCAGTATCAGATGAAGCCTTCTGGTAAAGCAGGTGGCGCATCGACCCTAATCTCACAGGCCAAGTCTGAAGTACGTGTCCCTGAAAGGGTACTGCGCTCAGCCAAGGATGGTGGGCCTATTGACAAGAAGACTGGTAAGAAGGTCTATGTTGAGACTGGTGATACCTATCCTACCTTTGACCCTGTTACTAAACAGATCACTGGTGAGAAGCCTAAGATGTCTAAGGTCAAGAAGATGGAATACTATGATGATGCTAACAAGCTGTCATCTGGTACGGCTATGGAGAACGTCTATGCCAACCATGCCAATAGACTGAAGGCTCTAGCTAACGAGTCCCGTAAGGCAATGGTCAACACAACCCCCATTCCTTACAGCCCTTCTGCAAAGAAGGCGTACCCAAATGAAGTGGCCACCCTCAACGCTAAGCTTAACCTTGCCCTCAAGAACAAGCCTCTTGAGCGTCATGCACAGCTGATCGCAGATGGGATAGTACAGTCCAAGCGACAAGCGAATCCTGACATGGATGCTGCTGAACTGAAGAAGATTAAAAGTCTTGCTCAGAAAGAAGGTCGTGCTAGGACTGGTGCCAAACCCCAGCGCATCAAGATTACCCCCCTTGAATGGGATGCTATCCAGGCCGGTGCTATTAGTACCAACATGCTGGAGAAGATCCTTGCCAACTCTGATCTTGATGTAGTCAAGGGCCTTGCTACTCCTAGAGAGAAGCAGGTAATGACTGATAGTAAGCTGCTTAGAGCTAAGACTATGTTGACCAATGGTCATTCACAGTCTGAGATAGCGGCTGCTCTTGGGGTATCAGTGAGTACACTGGACTCATCCCTCAACCCACCCAAGCCTAAGTCATAGGCCTAGAACAAAGAAGAAAGGAAGTGATGGTGGATCATGCTATCTACATCTGACAATCCATTCAATCCTTGGACTGAGTTCGATCAGTGGAGGACATGGGATGAACAGGCTGAGTATCATACACTCTCCTACCTAGCTAGGATCACTAGGTCTAGTCATGAGTTGTCAGAACTTGATGAAAGTCAAGCGATCGACATAGCTATACAGGAGATCTTGGATGAGAATATTACAGGAATGTACGTTCGAATCCCCATGCCTGCCGAACTCGTGGCTGCTTAACATAATTTCATACTGAACTCTGTGGAAGTTGATACGGGGGGAGGGGTCTCGCAAATAGGCCCCCCTCCCCGCATCGCCGACCTCTGAAAAAATGCCCCGGGGGAAAAATCCGGGGAACAATTTAACCCCCATTGCATTATGTAATGGGGTTTTAGCTGCGCTGAGACAAGGGCTAGGGGCCACGACCCGAATCCGATGCATCTAAAGCCCCTTTAAGTAATACAAACCGAACGACGAAAGGGTCACACCATGGCAGAAACTCCTGAAGCTCCCAAGGCTCCCGCCACCACTCCCGTTCCTGAATGGGTAATCCCCAACCAGGACAAATTCGAGCAGGTAATCGACGCTCGGCTTGCCGCTCACGCGGAGAACGAAGAGACCGAGAAGAAAGCCGCTCGGTCTTCACGTTCAACCAAGGACTCCGATAAGTCCTAACTAGGTGTCAATCCATGTACGTCTTTATAGAGGCTTAGAGATTCTCCAAAGTGTGTGCGCTTTTTCCGGGGCGGCCATCCATACTTTGTTCCAGTACCGTTGGCGCGGTAGAGACCTAAGCCTCTTTATGGACGTACATGGATTGACCCTTTTTGCCTCCTGAAGGAATACCGGCTATCACCGGGTTCACTACGACAAGATCGTTCACTGCCGACGCGCATATCCGGTGTTCTATCAGGGCGCAAAAACTATAGCAAAAGTATGGAAGTTCTCAAAGAAACTCAGTAGAGACTCCACGATAGGGTACTGGTTCTCACCTAAACAGTAGGGGTTCATCGCCCTACGCTCCTTTCAAGAGGCGTTTGAGGTTGGACTGTGGTTGGTTATCGTGCTCAGACGTTCGAAAACCAGTGCCCTTTCATGGTGTCTCTACATACACTTTCTACTTTTGCGTTTTTCTACCGCAATGAGAACTTAGACTTTTAACTTTTGCAAAATCTGCCACTCTGGCAACTTAAACCTCGGGGGTATCAATGAAGAAACACGTCAAATGGCTTGGAATCTTATTCGCAACACTTCTCGTAGTCGTTGGCATCGCCGCGTTCAACTCACAGAAAGCCAACGCGGCAGAATCAACCGTAGTTTCATCTCAGATGGAAGTGTTGAAGGCGACACCGGCTGTTAACATCACAAAAGCCGCGCCGAAAGTTATCGGCGGGGGAGTTGTCAAACCTTTCTACCAGTGGTTACCGCCTCAGTACTGCTATTGGCAGAGTGGCGTCACAACATCCACTTACTACTGCTACCGGTACGACTGCACATACTTCGAGCGAGTAGCTTGGGGCTGTTATAACGGCTATGTGCGCATCAATACCGTGTACTGGGTATAAAAATTTAAAAGGAGGTGATTACCTATGGCGGGCCCTGGCCGACCAAGAAAGTCAACGGCGCTAGTACAGCAGTCTCCCAATAAAGTCTATGACGGGGAGATAGAACCGGACGATCAGCCAGTGCGACGTTTGCCGAGAGCTCGAACTCCAGAACAAAGGGAGGCTCAGCTTGCTGGGCTAGCTTACGATCTGGCTGAACAGCAATTTCTCGATGGAACAGCCTCGTCACAGGTAATCGTCCATTTCCTTAAGGTTGGTTCGACTCGAGAGAAGATCGAACTCCAGAAGGCCAAGCAGGAAACACTCCTCGTTGAAGCTAAGGTCAAGGATCTTGCTAACGTCGAGGAAATGAAGAAGCTCTACGTAGAAGCCATGGACGCAATGCGCGGCTATGCTGGACATGATGTGGGTGAAACGATTGATCCGGACATATTCTGAGCTCTCGCAGTTGGATAACTTCATAGATCGATTCGATTACCTCAGCATTAAAGGCGTGGTCGGAGATCCAACCTTCGGTTACGAGCGGCATCTCAACCAGGCATTTTACCGCTCTCGAGAGTGGCGTCTTGCCCGCGACGAAGTCATCGCTAGAGACTGGGGCAACGACCTTGGTATCGAAGGCTTCGATATTCACGATCGAATTCTTGTTCATCACATGAATCCGATCACTCCGCAAGATGTCCTACAACGGAATCCGGATATTCTCAATCCTGAGTACCTGATTTCCGTTACTCACAATACCCACAATGCAATTCACTTTGGCGACCGTTCAATTCTTCGTCTTCCGATCATTGAACGTAAGCCTGGCGACACAAATTTGTGGGGGAACCTCAATCTAAGGAGCGTAGCATGACACTTCCTATTACCGGCATCAATGAGCAGTTCAACGCTGTATATTTCACGCCTGGTCCGACTGAGAAGGACGGCATCGCCATTCACTGGTGGGGTCTTCCTCAGGGACAGTCAATCCAGAGCGTTCGCGACACCTTCCAGGGCGGCGGTCGACAGGCTTCGGCTCACTATGGCGCCACTGACGGCGAAGTTGACTGCTACGTCAACCCCGACGACATCGCTTGGGCCAACGGCAACTGGGCCGCGAACCTCACAAAGATTTCGATCGAGTGTAACCCTCGTCAGAGCGACGGCGATTACTACGCTGCTGCTTGGACGATCGCTTACGTTCGTTCGATCTACGGCGATCTGCCGCTCTCCCGTCACCGGGACTACTACCCGACTCAGTGCTGCGGAGATTACGATCTCGAGCGCCTTGATCGCCTCGCTTACGAGATCGCAGCGCAGGGAATCTGGAACAACGTTCCGCTCCCGACTCCGGCAGCTCCTGCTCCTGTCGCTCCGGCTGTTCCGGCTGCTCAGGCAAAGTCCATCGATCAGCTGGCGAACGAAGTTATCGCTGGTGCCTACGGTACGGGCGATGATCGTCGTCGTGCTCTCGGTGCTCAGTTCGATTCCGTTCAGGCACGAGTCAATGAGATCCTTCTCGGAACCTCAAACCCGAAGCCACAGGCCGATATCGCCGATCTGGCAACACGCACGATCAATGGCGAGTTCGGTTCCGGCGATCAGCGCATGACTGCCCTCGGATCTGTCTACCAGGCCGTTCAGGATGAGGTCAACCGTCGCCTCCTCGGTGTAGGTGTAGCTGCAGCACCGGCGCCTACCCCCATTTACGTCCCGAGCATTGACGACCTTGTCGCGCGTACTCTGGCTGGCGAATTTGGTAATGGCGATGACCGAATCCGGGCTCTTGGTTCCAACTACCAGGCCGTTCAGGATCGTATCAACGGTTCTGCCGGTGGACCGAACATTTCTGCGCTCGCCGATGCGGTTCTCCGTGGCGAATATGGAGATGGCGATGATCGTCGGGCCCGTTTGGGCAATCTCTACGACGCCGTTCAGGCCGAAGTAAATAGTCGGTTCTGATGATCATATCCCCCATGCTTAAGGCGGCTCTATTTGCCTTGATATGCGGGATCATGGGATTCATGCTCTATATTCTCATCTTGTGGGCTCAGGCGTTTGCATTAGCAGGCGCCTGGGTCTTCACATTGGTGGCAGGGAGTGGATCTGGTGGTTGATCTCAGCATTCTCGACACGACCAAACGTCTTTGCGGTATTGAACCCGACGACACGGACTATGACACTGAAATCGTAGTCCACATCAACTCCATATTCTTCGTTCTACAACAGCTTGGGGTAGGTCCTGCAGAGGGCTTCTTCATCTTGGACAAAGAAGCTAAGTGGAGTGACTATATCGGTACGGATCAGATTGCCGCCGTCATATCCTACATGGGATTGCGCGTCAAGATGCTCTTTGATCCACCTCCCACGGGTCCCGCAACAGAAGCGATGGAACGTCAAGCTGGGCAACTAGAATGGCGGCTCAACATTCATGCTGAGGGGGTGAAATGGGAAGAAATGTCAGCGACATACTCAGAGCAAATGGTATCCGAGTGAGTGATGAATCATTAGAGGAATCGCTAGAACACGCGGGTGTCAAAGGTATGCGATGGGGCAAGCGCAAAAAGAAATCATCGTCTGAGAGTGAATCAGAGCCGAAGCCTGACGTCAAGAAAATGAGTGACGACGACCTGAAAAAGGCGATTAACCGTCTGAAACTGGAGCGTGAGTATAAACAGCTCACGACTCCTGAAGTTTCACAGGGTCGTAAGATCGTCGGCGAGATCCTCAAGGATGTTGGTAAAGCACACGCCAAGAAGTACCTGAATAACGAGCTCGAAAAGCTCCTTACGCCAGGGAACGGCGTTAGCATGTCAACTAAGTTGGCAGTAGCTGCAGCACCTAAGCCGCAGCGCGTAGTAATGCAGTTTGCAAAACGTCCAGGGTTCTAATAGTAGGAAGGAGGGTTATCGATGGCTCTATCAAACACTGCAACACCAATCTATTATGGGAGATTCCGCGATCAAGTGATCCGTGGAGAAATCCCCGTATGTAGAGAGATCAGTGCCGAGATGAATCGGATTGACGCACTCATCGATAACCCTCTCTACTACTATGATGACATGGCTATCAACGGCTTCATCAAATACTGCGAAAACGAGCTTACACTCACCGACGGTAGCGACTTTGTCATGCTGGACAGCTTCAAACTTTGGGCTGAACAGATCTTCGGTTGGTTCTACTTCGACACCGAGAGTGTCTACGTACCCGATCCAGAGAACCATGGCGGTAGCTTCCAGCAAGTGCGTGTCAAGAAGCGTCTCACCGTCAAGCAGTACTTGATCGTTGCTCGTGGCGCTGCTAAATCGATGTACGCCGAGTGCATCCAAAGCTACTTCCTGAATGTCGATACCGAAACCTCTCATCAGATCACAACTGCTCCCACGATGAAGCAGGCTGACGAAGTTATGTCGCCGTTTAGAACTGCAATCACGCGTTCTCGCGGACCTCTCTTTAAGTTCCTTACTGAGGGGTCATTGCAGAACACCACGGGGAACAAGATGAACCGTGTGAAGCTTGCCTCGACTAAAAAGGGCATTGAGAACTTCTTGACTGGGTCTCTCCTCGAGGTTCGTCCTATGAAGGTTGACAAGCTTCAGGGTCTTCGACCCAAAATCTCTACCGTTGACGAATGGCTGTCTGGGGACGTTCGTGAAGATGTGGTCGGTGCAATCGAACAGGGCGCATCTAAGCTGGGTGAAGGTAACTACCTGATCGTGGCCATTAGCTCTGAGGGTACAGTCCGTAATGGTAGTGGTGACACTATCAAAATGGAACTAGCTGACATTCTCAAGGGCGAGACTTACACGCCTCACATTTCAATCTTCCACTATAAGTTGGATGAATTGGAGGAAGTCAATGACCACACCATGTGGCCAAAGGCTCAGCCCAACATCGGTCAAACGGTTTCCTATGAAACTTACCGTCGAGATGTCGAACGAGCTGAGAAAGCACCTGCAACTCGGAACGATATCCTGGCTAAGCGTTTCGGAATTCCCATGGAAGGCTATACGTACTTCTTCACCTATGAAGAGACGGAGCCTCATGACCGTGTACCAAACTTCTGGTCGCTTCCTTGTGCTATGGGAGCCGACCTCTCACAGGGTGATGACTTCTGTGCCTTCACTTTCCTGTTTCCTCTGCGCAATGACAGATTCGGCATTGTAACTCGAAGTTACATCTCTCAGAACACCTACATGAAGCTTGCTAGCGGTCCACGCCAGAAGTATGAGGAGTTCATCAAGGAGAGAAGTCTGCACGTTCTTCCGGGAACGGTGTTGGACATGATGGAAGTCTACGACGATCTGGATGCCTTCATTGAGGAGAACCAGTTCGACGTTCGGACCTTCGGCTTCGACCCTTACAACGCCAAAGAATTCGTTGCTCGCTGGGAACAGGAGAATGGTCCCTTTGGAATCGAAAAGGTTCCTCAGGGTGCCCGCACCGAGTCGGTTCCTCTTGGTGAATTGAAGCAATTGAGCGAGCAACGGTTCCTCATCTTCAAGCAGTCACTCATGAGCTATGCCATGGGCAATGCAATCACCCTCGAGGATACCAATGGCAACCGAAAGTTGCTGAAGTCTCGGCGGGAACAGAAGATCGACAACGTGTCCGCACTCATGGACGCTTACATTGCTTGGAAAGCGAACAAGGAGTCCTTCGAGTGACAACTACGACACCCTCGAGAGGAGGTAATCTATGGGATGGATCGATAGATTCAAAGATGCTCTAGTGCACGCCCGAGGAGCATACGATTCGTTTGCTGTCGGGGAGCGCTATCGCCTTAACTCCTGGGGCGGTACGGGCGGAGGCTTTGGCTTCAACCCAACCCGATCCCGAAACACATTTGCTGGGGATAAAACCGTCGTCACATCGATCTATAACCAGATCGCAATTGACGTGGCTGCCGTCCCCATCAACCATGTTCGCATTGACGTCGAAACTGGACGATATGAGGAGACGCTCAGAACTACGCTGAACGAATGCCTCACTCTCGAAGCCAACATCGATGAAGGTGCTCGAGCCTTTCGACAGAACATCGCCCTGACACTCTTTGATAAAGGCGTCGCGGCGATCTGCATCATGAAAGCCGACAATGATCCAGCAACCTCAATGTCTTACAACATTGAAGAGCTGCGTGTCGGCGAAGTGTCAGCTTGGTTCCCAGATGCGGTTCGCGTTCTCGTCTATAACGAGAAGACCGGCAACAAAGAAGAGCTCACTCTTCCGAAGCGCCAGGTCGCTATCGTTGAGAACCCCATGTTTGCTGTGATGAACGATGAAAACTCCACCCTCAAGCGGTTGACTCGGAAGCTTAGTCTTCTCGACGCAATCGATGAGCAGGCCGGTTCGGGGAAACTCGACATCATCATCCAGCTGCCTTACGTAGTTAAGTCTGACGCGCGCAAGCAGCAGGCTGCAGCTCGACGGCAGGACATGGAAGAACAGTTGTACAACTCTAAGTACGGCGTCGCATATGCAGATGCTACCGAGAAGATCACCCAGTTGAACCGTCCGGCAGAAAACAACATGTTGGCTCAGGTCGAGTACCTAACCAAGCAGTTGTTCTCTCAGCTCGGCATTCCGAAGGATGTCTTCGAAGGTACCTCGGACGAGAAGATGATGCTCAACTACTACAACCGTACAGTTGAGCCAATCCTCACGGCAATCTGTGAAGGGATGGAACGAAAGTTCATCTCTAAGACGGCTCGTTCTCAGGGTCAAGCAATTCGGTTCTACCGAGACCCGTTCAAGAATGCAACACTTGCGGACTTTGCTGAAATTGGCGACAAGTTCTCACGTAATGAGATCGTAACCGGCAACGAGTTGCGCTCATTCATGGGTATGAAACCGTCAAAGGAAGCTAAGGCTGACAAGCTGCAGAACGCGAACATGCCGAACGAAGACAATGTCGGCAAGGTCAAGAACCCTGACGGCTCTTCCGACAAACCATCGGAACCAACTCAAGAAAGGAAGGAGAACCTTCAAAATGACAGTCACGAAAACCAGTACACGAAAGCCTGACTTCACAGGCTACGCGACTCGATTTGATCGCGAGTGCTCCGATGGTCGAACGATCAAGCACGGCGCGTTCATTCACCAGGATGGGCAGCAGGTACCGCTCGTCTGGCAGCACCAGCACGACAATCCGGAGAACGTTCTCGGCCATGCCATCCTTCACCAGCGTGAAGACGGCATCTACACCGAGGCATTCTTCAATGACACCGAACGCGGACGCCATGCTAAGGCAATGGTTCAGCACGGTGACATCAAGGCACTGTCCATCTTCGCCACCAAGCTCAAGCAGCGTGGCGCTGATGTGATGCACGGCATGATCGGTGAAGTCAGCCTTGTTTATCGGGGCGCCAATCCGGGGGCCCATATCGAGGACGTCAACCTTCAGCACAGCGGAGATGGTAGCGACACCATGTTCGGCGAAGCCATCATCTACTCGGGCGAAGAGATCTCTCTTTTCCACGCAGAAGACGATGCTTCCGAGGATGACGACTCGGAAACTCTTGAGGACGTTTGGAATACCCTTTCGCCCAAACAGGAGAAAGCAATGCTCGCCATCATTCAGAGCGCCGCTCAGGGTGAGGTAAAGCACGGCGAAGACGACGAGGAAACCGAAGGCGAAAAGGGCGAGGAATCGACCGAAGAGTCTAAGGAAGAATCCGAAGAAGAAGCCAAACCCGGCTCTGAATCCGAAGCGAACGCCGAGGACAAGTCCGAAGCAAATGCCGAAGACGCAGAACAGCCCGCCGACGAGTCCAAGAACTCCGAGGATGATCCCAACCTCCAGCACAACCAGGAAGGCTCCGACCAAATGAGCAAGTACTCCGCATTCGAAAACGGCAAGGGTGGCACGGCCACCGAAGAGCGCTACACCCTGTCCCACTCCGACGTCATCGAGCTGAACGAGCTCGCCAAGGAGAAGGGCTCCTTCAAGAAGGCTTACGAGACCTTCCAGCTGGCGCACGCCGACTACGGCATCACCAACATCGACATCCTCTTCCCGGATGCTCGCGTCTCCTCCTCCACTCCGGAGCTCATCGCTCGCCAGACCGAGTGGGTCCAGAAGGTCATCTCCGCAACGAAGCACTCCCCCTTCGCCAAGGTCAAGACCATCCTGGCCGACCTGACCGCCGAGGAAGCTCGTGCCAAGGGTTACACCAAGGGCACCCTGAAGAAGGACGAAGTCGTTGTCCTCCTGCAGCGCTCCACCTCCCCGGCGACTGTCTACAAGAAGCAGAAGCTGGACCGCGATGACGTGATCGACATCACCGACATCGACATCATCACCTGGCTGAAGTGGGAGATCCGCTTCATGCTGAACGAGGAAATCGCCCGTGCGATCCTCATCGGTGACGGTCGTGCAGTGGGTCACGCCGACAAGATCAAGGACCCCCAGGGTCAGACGGACGGCATCGGCATCCGTTCCATCGCCAACGACCACGAGCTCTACGCTCACAAGGTTGAGCTGGCTGCCAACGTTGCTCCCGCACAGATGATCGACGACATCACCCGTGCACGTACCAACTACCGTGGCTCCGGCTCCCCCACCTTCTACACCACGGACTCGGTTCTCACCGAACTCCTGCTGCTGAAGGACAAGATGGGCCGTCGCCTGTACGAGACCGAGGCTGCTCTGGCTGCCGCGATCCGCGTCAAGGAGATCGTTCCGGTTGAGGTCATGGAGGAAACTCCGACGCTGCTGGGCATCATCGTCAACCTGATCGACTACACGGTCGGCACCAACAAGGGTGGCGAGATCACCTCGTTCGATGACTTCGACATCGACTTCAACCAGTACAAGTACCTGATGGAAACCCGCATGTCGGGCGCCCTGACCAAGCCCAAGTCGGCTCTGGTCATCACCCGCGAGACGGGCATCGAGGCTACCCCCGTAGCCCCGACGTTCAACACCGCTACCAACACGATCACCATCCCGACGGTGACCGGCGTTGAGTACACCATCGATGGTGCCGTCGTGACGGGCAACGTTGTGATCGAAGAGACCACCGACGTTGTCGCCGAGCCGAAGTCCGGCTACTACCTGAAGGCTCTGTCCACTCGTAACTGGACCTTCAGCTACACCGCTCCGTAGTAGCCCTTCAAAATGGCACAGTTCTACGGTGAAATCGGCTTTGCGGACACTGTAGAAACAGCGCCTGGAGTGTGGGAGGACGTCATCATTGAGAAGAAATTCCGTGGTGACGTCCCCCGCAACTCTGCTCGCTCCTCATCCGGAGACAACGTTATCCCCGATCCATCGCAGGGTAGCCGTGTCCGTCTTGTTGGTACTAAGTATGCTTTTGCAAACGCCAGGAAGATGCGATACATCCGGTTTGAGGGTGAGCTTTGGACAATCGAGAACATCGAGATCGCACGACCAAGACTAGAGATAGGAATGGGTGAGATCTATGACGGACCGACGGCTCCAACTCCAGACGCTCCTTAGTGGTATCCCAGGAGTTGCGAAAGCTTACTTCCAGGAACCATCTACGGACCTCATGGAATACCCGTGCATTATCTACAAGTTAGATAGGCGCGATACTAATCATGCAGACAATGTTCCGTACCGCCATACGAAGCGCTACCAAGTAACTGTGATCGACCGGAATCCTGATAGCAGTATTCCCGATGCAGTTGCTAACTTGCCCATGTGTTCCTTTGAACGAAGGTTCACAGCTAGCAAGCTTACTCACGACGTTTTCAATCTGTACTTCTGAAAGGAATAAACCATGGCTGTATTGACATGGGACACCCCCGGAGCAAAGGTCTTCGAAGCTGGTGTCGACAAGGGCGTACTCTTCCGCCGTAACGCTCAGGGCGTTTACGACAAGGGCTATGCCTGGATCGGTCTGACCGCTGTCACGGAGAGCCCCTCGGGCGCCGAGTCGAGCAAGTCCTACGCGGACAACAAGGTCTACGCAAACATCACGTCTGCTGAAGACTTCTCCGCAACGCTCGAAGCATTCACCTTCCCCGACGCTTTCATGGCCTGCGACGGTACCGCTGAGCTCACCCCCGGCGTGTTCATCGGCCAGCAGAACCGCGAAACCTTCGGTCTGGCGTACCGCACCAAGATCGGTAACGATGTCTCCGGCATCGACTACGGCTACAAGCTGCACCTGATCTACGGCGGTCTGGCTGCTCCCTCCGAGCGTGCCTACTCCACGATCAACGAGAACACCGAACCGATGCCGCTCAGCTGGGAAATCAGCACCACGGCTGTAGAGGTTCCGGGCAAAAAGCCGACTGCGTCCCTGACGATCGACTCGACGAAGGTGTCCGCTGCAAAGCTGGCCGACCTCGAGAACATCCTCTACGGCACCGCCGGTGTTGATCCTCGCCTGCCCCTCCCGGCAGAGGTTGCGTCCATCGTTGGAACCACCCTGACTGTCACCGCACAGCCGACGGCTCCGACCTACAACGCTACCACCGATCAGATCACCATCCCGACTGTCACCGGTGTCGAGTACTTCATCGACGGCGTCAAGAAGACCGGTCTGGTCACCATCACCAAGGACACCATGGTCACCGCTGCACCCGCAGCTGGCTACAAGTTCCCGGCACTGGCAGACAACGACTGGTTCATCGCCTACAGCTAGTCGCAAACGAAAGGAGATCAGGGAATGCTTACCCTCACCATCAATGGCGAAGAAGTATGGGACGAAGAAAGTCAAACTTTCCTCTACCCCGAAACTACAACGTTGGAACTCGAGCATTCCCTGGTCTCTCTTTCAAAATGGGAGTCGTTCTTTAAGAAGCCATTCTTGGCTGAAAAGGAAAAGACCACCGAGGAAGCTTTAGGGTACATCGAGATGATGACGTTGACCCCTAATGTTTCCCCGGAGGTTTACAAGAATCTTACAAACGAACATCTAACCAAAGTCAACGACTACATTCAAGATTCGATGACTGCCACAACGTTCAGTACTAGGGGGATGACCCCGAAGACTAAGCCTGGTCCAAAAGACATCATCACGAATGAAGTCATCTACTATTGGATGAACAAACTCGAGATCCCAGTGGAGTTTCAACACTGGCATCTTAATCGGTTGTTCACGCTCATCGAAGTACACAACCGTAAAGACAACCCACCCAAGAAGTCTGGCCCATTGAAGGGCGATGCTATTGCCGAACGTGCGCGGATTAACGCAGAACGTAAGGCTGCCATGGGTCTTCAAGGTTCTCAAGGTTAAAGGAAGGAGGTCGTATGCCGTATAAACCAGTCGGCATTAATGAGAATGGTGAATTTCCACTCAGAGTTCGACAAGCTTTGGCTAACATTCTCGTTACTAAACCCGACGGAATTCGAGACGGCCAAGTTCCAGTATGGAACGCCAGTACGAATAGTTGGGTAGCCGGAGCTTTGGGTTCCGGTGGTGACTCAACGGCTCCGGCCATTATTGATGGTGGCGCACCAAACAAATGACATTTAAAGACTAGAAGGAGACATCGTAATGGCAGCAATCACCACAATTCAGTTCCGACGAGGTACTGCGGCTCAGTGGACTACCGCAAATCCCGTTCTCGCAGCGGGTGAATTCGGTTGGGAAAGTGACACCGGCGAATTCAAGATCGGTAACGGTAGCTCCACTTGGACTGCACTTGGTTACTGGATCTCGGACGTCGCCGCTCACTCGCACCCGGCAAGCCAGATCTCTGACGCAAGTGCTCTTGGTCGTCAGGTACTTCAGGGTGCCGACGCAGCCGCAATTCGCACACTGATCGGCGCCGGTACATCCAGCCTGGCACTTGGTACCACCGGTACTACGGCAATGGCTGGCAACAAAACCTTTGCATTTTCCGAAATCACCGGAACTCTGGGTACATCTCAGCTACCTCCTCTGGCGATCAACGAAGTATTTACACCGGCAGACCAAGCCGCAATGCTTGCGCTTTCGGCTCAGCGTGGCGACATGGCCATTCGTGTCGACAACGGTTTCACCTACGTTCTTGCATCCGACAGCCCGGGAACTCTTGCAGACTGGAAGCAGGTCACAGCCGCCGGTCAGGTAACGTCGGTTGCTGGTCGTACCGGCTCCGTCGTTCTTACGAAAACTGACGTCGGTCTCGCCAACGTCGACAATACGTCGGATGCAAACAAGCCTGTATCGACTGCACAGCAGACAGCGCTGAATGCGAAGGAGAATACTCTCGCTGCGGGAACGACAGCTCAGTATTACCGTGGTGACAAGAGCTGGCAAACACTCAATGCTGCCGCTGCCGGTGCCGAGCCTGCATTTGCTGCTGGCACGACTGCTCAGTATCGTCGTGGTGACAAGACCTGGCAAACACTCGACAAAGCCGCCGTCGGTCTTTCGAACGTAGATAATACGTCCGATGCCAACAAGCCTGTATCGAGTGCTATGCAGACCGCACTGAACGCTAAGGCGAACCTTTCAGGCATTGATGGGGGTACTCCCTAACTATGCCTGCTATCACCAGCATTCAGTTCCGACGAGGTACCGCTTCACAGTGGAGTATCGCTAACCCGGTACTAGCTGCAGGTGAAATGGGCTTGGAAACGGACACCGGGAAAACCAAGTTGGGCAACGGCACCAATACTTGGAACACCCTAGCTTACCAACCAAACAATGCCGATATATCTAGCACTTACGTGGCTAACTCCGCCAAGGGGGCTACGAACGGCGTCGCTACGTTGGATGCTTCAGGTAAAATTCCAGTGAATCAAATACCTGCTAGCGCCAACGCCGCAACAGCCGCTCAAGCATATACATTGGCCCTTATTAACGGAGGATAAACGTGGCGGGCACAGATATATTAAACGCTAGCGCTGTGTATCCACAGGTAATCGTGTCGCAGCAACTGTCTGCTTCCGATTCTTCTGTATACACAGCGCCAGCGTCGACATCCATTAAAATTGCGCAGGGGACCATGTGTAACGTGACGAATGCCACGGTATATATAAACCTTTCGCTATTGAAAACCGGTCAATCAATCGACGCAACCCATAGGGTCATTCATAATTACCCTCTTGCCGGTGGCGATACGTTGTCTTTGAGAGATTATCTAGTTGGGGCAATGCTGGGACCTGGCGACATGATTGCGGCTTTCGCTTCAGCAGCATCCTCTGTAGATATCGTGATTTCAGGTACGGTACATCAATGACATTACTAAATGAGAGTAAAACTCTCCGTTTGAATAACGACATAGTTCCGATGGAAGGTAACAATCTCTGGGGCTACGGTCACTCGATTGTTGCTGGCGTTGGTGCCACACAGCCCGATCGCTGTTTCATTAGCCGACTCATCTCACAGACTCTGTCTAAGATTAGTGCCAACTTCGGAGTCTCCGGACAAACGATGGGGCAAACGGCTAATAATATGACCGGTTCTGCTACGGGTCAAACGGATAAAGGGTGGATTTCGGGGCAGTCCGGTTTGGTAATTTTGGATTCGCAGATCAATTCCGTGATTAACGTTACCTCAGCACAGGATGCTCAAGAAAAAATCGGATTCCAAACTGGTTTGAAGACTGCGCTTCGTATCCTTCGTTCCGATCAGTGGATTGCCGAGACCGATGCGTCTTGTGTGTACACCGGTACTTGGGCCACTGCGAATGTGGTCAATGTTAAAGGTGGTACGTGTAAGTCTACGAACGTACTGGGTGCGAAAGTAACCATTACGGTTCCACCATCTGAGTCTGAAATATGTCTTATGTTGGTTGGTTTCCCAGGAGCTACGAACGGCAACTTCTCAGTCACGTTAAATGGATCTGCATATACTCCGGAAACAACAACGTGTAATAACCAGACGACCGTTACTTCGCAATGGTCCATTATGTCGGTTCGGGTTTCAGGTCTTTCGAATGTGTCGAACAATACGATTGTGCTAACTAACCAGTCGTCAGGAAAAGACCTGTACTTCGATGGCTATATCACGAGAAACACGAGGCCTCCGGGAATCATCGTGATGAAAGACGCCATACCAACGACCGCAGGATTTGCGATCAATGGTGCCGATACGAACCGAAATCTTGCTAACCTTCAGATATTCAATGGGTACATTGACACCATCTGTAAATCAGCGGAATTTAACGACGGTAATGTTCAAATCGCAGATCCCAATCCTTATTGGGATAACTTAATGTTTATGGACGGTGTGCATCCTAATAACTGGGGGCATAGCGTCTATGCATATTCTGTTAAGAAAGCGGCGGAACGACTTAAAATGGGTATAGGCCTTAACCGAGGATAAGAAAGGAGGACCGAATGATCCAGCCAGCTTTGATTGAAGACCCGAATGATCCAGGTACATTTCTCATTCAGAGTTTCGAAACTGTTCAAACCACTGGTGGTGGTCCGGGATCTCCCACCTCGAATCAAGGTCTATATGCAACGAGGCTTCAGTGGGGCGCTGCCGGTCGGAAGTATTTCGAAACAGGTATCGATCGAGGGGTTCTGTATGTAGATGGTGCAGCGATCCCTTGGAACGGTCTTATTTCGGTACAAGAATCTCCGAGCGGCGGCGACTCAACTCCATATTATTTGGATGGTATTAAATACCTGAATCAAGCTTCGCCTGAAGACTTCAAAGGTTCCATTGAAGCATATATGTACCCGGATGAATTCTCCGAATGTGACGGCACTGAGATGATTGCGGCTGGATTATATATCGGGCAACAAACCCGTAAGTCATTCGGTCTTGCATATCGCACTCGAATCGGTAACGATATCGATGGTTTGGATCATGGATTCAAACTGCACATCATCTACAACGCTTTAGCAGTCCCTGCTGAAAAAGATTACCAGTCACTTAGTGACGACACCGAGCCTTCGACTTTTAATTGGGACTTCACGACGAAACCTGTGAAATTCCAAGATGACGCATTCGGAGTTAAATATGGATCGCACTTGACCATTGATTCTCGAACGACGTATCCATGGGCCATGCTCGCTATTGAAAAAGCATTGTTTGGCGATGATGAAACCGCACCTGGACTACCTACGCCTCAAGAACTATTGCAGATGTTCGTGGACAACGCTCTGCTCAAGATCACCGATAACGGTGATGGTACTTGGACCGCAGAAGGTCCGGATGACATTATCAACATGACCAGCGATACCGAGTTCGAAATAACTTGGGATTCCGCTATTCCAAGTGACGATGGCGAATCGTTCACTATTAGCTCACTTTAAGAAGGGAGGGTAAATGGCAACTGTAACTGGCCTTACTAAAGAACGAATGCTCGAGATCGAATCGCAATCAGTTGTTAACGGATATGTTAACAACATGGGCAACCTGATCTTGGTAAACCATGGCGGTGGTGCCATTGATGCGGGCGATGTTAAGGGACCTCAGGGTATCCAAGGCGCAACCGGTCAATCGGGAATTCCCGGAGGTACTACAGCCATTCGAAATTCCACTTTCGGAGTACCGTCTACCGATGCTGAAAAGGCAACACTGGCCAATAAGTCAGTAAGCTGGTATAACATCGATACTGGTGTGATCGAAACATATCTAGCAACAACGGGTACGCCCGGTCTCAACGTGAATGGGACAACCAAGCCTTCGGGATGGTATCACCTTCCGTTCTACGACCGCCTCCCAAAGGGGCGAATTGCTCGTGTAGTTACGATTCCGGCAAAAACCGGTATAGCTGGAACATGGACGGTGCTCGATTTGGCTCCAGTCTCACTTGTTTCCGGACGCGTATATCGAGTTACGTATAAGTACAACACACTCGGTAGCACAGCCGATCAAGCAATCGCAATCGAACTTCGTAAATCAGCAACGACAGATGCTACTGAAGCCGGAACGGCTATCGACGATACCGCTACGGATTATTTGGCTCCGGCAGCTGCGCAGGGTCGGACGTCGTTCTACGAGTTTGAGTTTACTGCGACAGCTACCGAAACTGTCAACCTGAAAATGTGTGCCGTTCGAGCAACTGGCAGTACCACATTCGAAATCTCTGGTCGGAAATTCTCTGTCGTAGATCTCGGCGCTCAATAATAAGAAGGAGTCGTTATGGCATCGTTTTCATTCGAGTCTAACGGCTCCTTCAATGGTCTGGAAAGATTCCTCAAGAAGGCATCGACCACTAATATTTCCACCATTCTCGAGGGGTGTGGGCGCGATGGAGTTAATGCTCTTGCTGCGTCCACACCCGTTGATGGCGGTGAAACTAAAAACTCTTGGGGCTACGAGGTTAAGAAGACTCGTGGTGCCTATCAAATAATCTGGACCAACGGTGAAAAGACTGTTGATGGTGATCCTATTGCCATCATGTTGCAGTATGGACACGGCACTGGTACCGGCGGTTATGTTCAAGGACGTGACTACATCAATCCCGCAATGCGGCCTGTATTCGACTCCATCGCAGATAAGGTTTGGAAGGCGGTGACTTCTGCATGAGTAGTAGCATTGAAGAGAAAATTGTCTCAATTAAGTTTAACAATGCGCAGTTCGAGGCTGGCATTAAGACGACTATGTCCTCGTTGGACGGACTCAAGAAGACTCTGAACTTCGAAGCCGGAGTCAAGGCCTTCAACGACCTCGATGCCGCTGGCAAAAAGGTCACCCCACCCAAGTTCGATGGGGCTGCATTCAACTCTGGCGTCCAGACAACGATCAAAGCGACTGACAACCTCAAGCAGAACCTTAAGTTTGATGGTGCTGTAAAGGGATTGCAGGACCTTGATAATGCGGGTAAAAAGGTAAACCTCAAGCTCGATGCCGAAGGTTTCAAGGCTAGCGCAAAGGCTGTCGTTGATGCTGCCGCTAACGTAAAGCAGAACCTCAACTTCGAGTCAATCCAGCGTGGATTTGGCGGACTTAAGACCTCTATATCCAACCTGTCATTTGAACAGGTTGTGAACGGGTCTCGAAATGCAGCTAAATCTCTCGCCGATCTCGATCTTGCAGGCAAAGCGGTTAGCTTCCTTCCGATTGAAAATGGTGCTGCTCACGCACAAGAGAAAATATCCATGATGTCTGTAGCAGGCATCGCTGCTCTTGGTGCTTTGGCATTCAAGGCTGCGGCCGCTGGCGCAGAAATGGCGAAGTCCCTCTTCATCGATCCGGCTAAGTCGGGCCTTGCTGAATATGAGACAAACCTCGGCTCTATCCAGACGATCATGGCTAACACTCAGTGGGAAAATAAATCACTGGGCGATGTCAACGGTGCGCTTGATGAACTCAATGCATATTCCGATAAGACCATCTATAACTTTGCTGAAATGGCCAAGAACATTGGTACATTCACCTCAGCAGGTGTAAGTCTGGATGACTCAACTGCAGCAATTAAGGGTATTGCAAACCTTGCCGCTGTATCTGGTTCAAACTCTCAGCAGGCATCTACAGCGATGTACCAGCTTTCTCAGGCAATGTCGGCCGGTAAAGTCGGTCTTGAGGACTGGAACTCGGTAGTTAACGCTGGTATGGGCGGTAAGGTCTTCCAGGATGCTCTTATCGAGACTGCTAAGAACCAGGGTCAGAATGTCGACGCGTTGATCGCCAAGAACGGTTCATTCCGTATGTCGCTTCAAGAGGGCTGGGTCACCACTAAGGTGATGAACGAGACCTTGGCTAAGATGACTGGCGACCTTACAGATCAGCAGCTTAAAGCTATGGGTTATAACGATGAACAGATCGTTGGAATCCAGCAGATGGCTAAGAGCGCTCAGGATGCTGCAACGAAGATCAAGACCTTCACGCAGTTGACCGGAACTTTGACTGAAATTACCGGCTCCGGCTGGGCTCAGTCCTGGAAGCTGGTCCTTGGCGACTTCGAGCAGGCTAAGGAGATGTGGACCAACGTCTACGGCGTCCTTGGTCAAATGGTTCAGGGTTCTGCCGATGCTCGCAACAAGCTGCTTGGCGACTGGAATGCGCTCGGTGGACGTGCGGTAATGATCGATGCGGTCACTCAAGCATTCCATTTGCTGCTTGAGATCATTAGTCCGATCACCAAAGCCTTCCGAGAAGTGTTCCCGCCTACAACTGGTCAACAGCTGTATGATTTCACCTACATCCTAGCCAACTTCATCGAAGCGCTGCGTCCTAGTACTGAGCAGATGAACTTGATCGGTGGAGCATTCAAGCTCTTCTTCACCATCATCAAAATAGGCATCGATATTGTGAAGGGCGCCTTCGGTGTTGTCTTCGCATTCTTCAAAGCGTTCGCTACGGGTGGAGAATCCGTCAAGGGTAGTTTCCAGCCGCTTATCGATACGCTCAAGAAGGTCACGGATGCCATCGCGAACTCGACTTTCGTTGCGGACTTCTTCGCCAAGCTCACCATCCTATCTACAAAGTTGGGTGAAGGTCTCGGTAGGATTGTTCCTTACGTTGTTCGATTCGCAACCGCTCTGTATGATCTGGGCTACTACATCAGTGGCGTTGCCATGTACGAAGTATCGCACTTCGCTCGTATCGTTGGTGGCGAACTTGTTGATGCTCTTAGCAACGGCATCGATATTTTCTTCGCTATTATCGAAGCAATCGCTAAATTCACGGAAGCAATTCCCAGGGCTATCAAGGCATTCCTTGAAGGTGGTCTGGACGCTGCTATAAACGTGTTCAAAGAAAGCCTCTCGGTAATGGGCAACATCGGTGAAACGGTGTTCGCTCGGATCATCCAACGTGTCGAGTCAATCGAGCGCTTTGCTGGTCGCCTTGCTGCCACTTGGGATCGCGTTACTGCCGCTATGGCTGTGATGTGGGAGAAGCTCTTGCCTCTCCGGGAAGCTGTGGAATCGCTATTCGGTGACCTCGGCCAGAAGCTGAAGGAAGTCTTCGCTGACGTCAACTACGACGACACTCTCGATATGGTTAACACTGGGTTGCTTGCAGGTCTGGTGTTGCTATTCAAGAGTACGTTTAAGAAGATGCTCGGCATGGGTGATGGTCTGAAGGACGGTCTACTGGAGAAGCTCTCGACTTCGGTTGAGTCAATCAATGGTGTCCTTGAGTCTTTGTCGGGAACTCTTGAAGCAATGCAGCAGAACCTGAAGGCCGATACGTTGATGAAAATCGCTATCGCCATCGGCGTTATGACTATCTCGGTAGTCGCGCTGTCAATGCTCGACTCGGCTAAACTGACGCAGGCCTTGATTGGTATCGGCGTTATGGTCGTTATCCTCAGTAAGGCCATGGAGGCGCTGGACAAGATCGCAATTGGGTCTGGATTCCTTAAGCTCCCCTTCATCGCGGCATCGATGATCCTGTTGGCTATCGCTCTTGCGTTGCTGATAATCCCGGTAGTCGCACTGTCGAAGCTAAGTTGGACCGAACTCGTAAAGGGTCTTGGCGGTTTGGCAGTAATGCTGTTCCTGCTGTCTAAGACCGTTGAGTCTATGGCTAAGAATCCTGCGGACCTTATCGCCACTGGCGTGGGTCTAATGATCATTGCGGTAGCTGTGCGAATTCTGGCGGACGCGGTAAGTGTTATGGGCGCCCTAGACTTTGGATCTTTGGTCAAGGGTCTTGCAGGCGTCGTTGTAATACTCGTTGCTTTGTCGAAAACAGTTGACTCAATGGCTAAGAATCCTGCGGATCTTATCGCTACAGGTGTTGGCATCATGGCAATTGCCATCGGTATCAAAATACTAGCGAGTGCTGTGGGAGACTTTGGCGCTCTCGATATTGGTTCGATCATTCAAGGCATCATTGCCCTTGCCATCGTGTTGAAACTCCTTGAGAACTTCACGAAGGGCGTTGGTGACGCCAAGGATATGATCCAAACGGCTGCGGCCATGGTGATCCTCGGCATATCCCTGAAGATCATTGCCAGTGCTATGCGTGACTTTGCTTCCTTTAACTGGGAAGAGATCGCTAAGGGTCTACTTGTCATGACGATCGCCCTCAAGTCCATGAGTCAGGCTATGGCGCGGGTACCTCCAAATATGTTCACCAGCGCTGCTGGGTTCGTAATGGTAGGCATCTCCCTCAAGATCCTCGCATCTGCTTTGAAAGACTTCGCGGCTATGAGTTGGGAAGATATCGGTAAGGGAATGCTTGTTCTCGCCGGATCTCTCATCCTCCTTTCCGCTGCTCTCATTGCAATGTCGGGAAGTCTTTCAGGGGCGTACGCGATGGGAATCGCCGCAGCGTCAATGGTTCTGATGGCACAAGCACTAACCATGTTCGGTCAACTTACATGGGATCAGTTGCTCATCGGCCTTGCCTCACTGGCAGGTATCTTCGTCGTATTTGGCCTCGCAGGTCTGGTCCTCGGACCGGTTGTCCCTGTGATTATGGCTCTGGGTATTGCCATGGCGTTCTTCGGTGCTGGTCTAATCGGGGTCGGTATAGGCACGCTCGCCTTTGTTACAGGTCTACTTGCGCTAGCTGCGGCTGGTCTTGCGGTGGCGCCTGTGATCGGGGCAATTGTGATGGCAATTCTGGCGCTTATTCCCATGGCAATGGAAGAAATGGCCAAGGGTATTGTGGCGTTTGCTGGGGTAATTGGTAATGCTATGCCGGTCTTCCTAGAAGCCTTCGTAGCACTGCTGACAACCCTACTCGAAGCGATTAATATGGTCTTCCCCAAGATCATGGAAACGCTTTGGATCGTTATCACCGGTCTTGTAGATCTCATCGTTCGGGCAATTCCGTTGTTCGTCGTTGCAGGTTACAAGATTGTCATTGGCATTCTCCAAGGTATCGGCGACAACATCGGGAAGCTTGTCGATGCCGCAACTAGGGTAATCACCGAGTTCATTGATGGTATCGCTCGGAACATTGGGCGGATCATTGAGTCTGGTGCGAACCTGGTAATCAAGTTCGTTGAAGGTCTGGCTCAGTCCGTTCGAAACAACTCTCAGAGGATGACGAACGCTGGTCTCGATCTTGCACAAGCAATCATCGAAGGTATGATCAACGGCCTTGGTTCCATGGTGGGACGCGTGATTGGCGCTGTACAGAACGTCGCGAATGATGTGCTGAACGCAGCTAAGAACGTCCTTGGCATCCACTCTCCTTCGAGG